AGCCATTTAAAAGAAAAGCATAACTTAGAACCTTCTGTATGGTCTGCAATACGGACTACTCTTGAGAGCGGTGTTCTTACTTTAGACGTTATGCCAAGCATGAGGGCTTTGATGTCAGCAGGGAAAGCCCTTGAGCAAGACAACGTAGCAGGTTTTAACTGTAGCTACTTAGCTGTCGATACGCCTAGAGCTTTTGACGAAACCCTGTACATACTAATGTGCGGCACAGGTGTTGGTTTCAGTGTAGAGCGCCAGTATATAAACCAACTTCCTGACTTACCGGAAGAACTGTTTGCTTCTGATACAGTTATTAAGGTAGCTGATTCTAAAATTGGTTGGGCTAAAGCCTACAAAGAAATGCTATCGTTACTATACGCAGGTCAGATTCCTACTTGGGATGTTACTAACGTAAGACCATACGGAGCTAGGCTTAAAACTTTTGGTGGACGAGCTAGCGGTCCCGCTCCTTTAGAGGAACTATTTGACTTTACTATTAACATTTTTCAAAACGCAATAACAAACAAACAAAACAAACTAGAATCTCTTAACTGCCATGATTTAATGTGTAAGATCGCGGAAGTGGTTGTAGTGGGGGGAGTACGAAGAAGTGCTTTGCTTTCTCTCAGCAACCTCTCTGACTCTCGTATGCGAAATGCTAAGTCGGGAGCTTGGTGGCAGGAAAACCAGCAGCGCGCTTTATCCAATAACTCTGTAGCCTATACCGATACAATAGACACTGCTTCCTTTATGCGAGAATGGTTATCTCTTTATGAAAGTAAAAGCGGTGAGCGAGGTATGTTCAATCGACAGGCCGCAGCTAAACAGGCAGCTAAGAACGGCAGACGAGAAGAGTACGGAGACTTCGGTACTAATCCCTGTAGTGAAATTATTTTACGCAACAAGCAGTTCTGTAACTTAACAGAAGTTGTAGTTAGGCCCCATGATACTTTTGATAGTCTGCAAATTAAAGTTGAAGCAGCCACTATACTCGGTACGATGCAAGCAACACTAACTAACTTCCGATACTTAACAAGCAAGTGGAAGCACAATACACAAGAAGAATCTTTACTTGGGGTTTCCCTTACCGGCATTATGGATAATGTCGATATGATAAATGGCAAAATAGATTTAGAAAAGCTTAAAGATGTAGCAGTTTCTGTTAATAAAGTATGGGCTAAGAAGCTAGGTATACCCCAATCTGCAGCTATAACCTGCGTAAAACCTAGTGGAACAGTAAGTCAACTGGTCGATAGTGCTTCTGGTATTCACACTAGACATAGCCCATACTACCTCCGCACGATCCGCTCGGATAAGAAAGACCCGCTAGCTAAGATGATGGTTGATGCAGGTGTGTACTATGAAGACGATATAACTAAGCCTGACCACACCTATGTCTTTTATTTTCCTATGAAGAGTCCTAAAGGAGCATTAACTAGGAAAGATTTTACAGCTATAGAACATTTAGAAATTTGGAAAAAGTATCAAGATTTGTGGTGTGAACATAAACCCTCTGTCACCATCTCCCTTAAGGAGGATGAATGGATGGAAGTAGGAACTTGGGTAAAGAAAAACTTTGCTGATATATCAGGAATTTCTTTCCTTCCCTACTCAGATCATTCATATAAACAAGCACCCTATCAGGAGATAACTTATAAAGAGTATCGAGAATGGCTGAAGGTAACTACAGACGACGTTGACTGGTCTAAAATTACTCAGTATGAAACTGAGGACAACACCGAGAATACTAAAGAGCTTGCGTGCAGTGCTGGCACATGTGAGATTATTTAGTGACTAGAAAAAAAAGAGAAGAAGCCAAGCTTTTAGGCTATGCTATTTTGTTTAATAGACAAGGACAGTTAATTACTGAAAGGACTTCTACAGATATAACAAAGTTAAAAAACCAGCTTACTAAAGAAGACTTTAATACATTGCAGGCGACAGTAAGAAGCGCTACAAGAGAACTAGACGAAGTGCATAGTAAAATAGAAGCAGACTTAAATTTTCGTAAATCATGATAGGAGAACTAAGATGAGCTGGTGGAAAATATTTAAAGATATGCTTACAGATAGTCCAACCGGATTAAACAATTCAGAAAGTACAGATACTTATGCTGTCTCTGAAGCAGCAAAGAAGGAAGCTAAAAAACCAAGAGCTAGGGATAGCCGTGGTAGGTATATTGCAAAGGACTCTGCCCCTCCCGCTAACTAAGTTTTTATTTCCACGTATATACTTTTAACGGTTTGGCTTTTCCTTTGACTGTTATAGGAGCTAGTTCTTTTAAATCAAAAGAGCAATGCTTTGCAGTCTCTTCGCCTATCAGTGTACCTACGCCTGCAACCTTAGTACTTGACTCTAGTCGTGCAGCTATGTTGCAAGGATCTCCTATAAGAGAAAATGCAAACCTATCGGTAGCTCCAAAGTTTCCAGCTATACAAATGCCAGAGTTAACTCCTATACCTATTGCAATTTCAGGTATGCCTTCTTTTTTAAACTTCTTGTTTAGCTCAATGATATTCCCTTCTATTTCTTTAGCAGTCTGTAAGGCTAAGTCATGGTGGTCAGGTTGGGGAATAATAGTATTATAATGGAACATGCCTGCATCCCCAATAAACTTATCAGTACAGCCATAAAATTTATTAGCTGCCTTCACCTGTACATCAAGTACGTTATTCATAATGTAAGTAACCATCTCTGGCTCTACAGATTCCGACAGGCTAGTGAACCCTCTTAAGTCTGTGAAGATAATACTACAGTCCACTCTGTTTCCGTTTACCTTACAAAGCTCTGGATTGTCCTGTAGCTTCTTAACCATTCGGGGATCAAGGTACTTGCCAAACTGCTTCTTAACTTGCTGTCTTAACTTGTACTGCTCTCTGAATCTAAAGTAGAACGCAGTAGCTCCTGTAATAAACTGACACAGCAGAGTCCACGTTACATCAATTAACAAGCCTTTCTGTATTAGGTAGAAGCCTACATACGCATTGCCTATTAACGTCAAGGCAAAAAGACTGATCCCTAAGGTAGTACCTAAGAGGCTTAAAATAAACCAGACTAAAACAACAGAACAAAAAAGCATTAGTAGCTCTATGCCTAAGGCGTAATCAGGAATCTGGGGGCTATTCTGTATTAGAATGCTTTCAGCAAGCGCTGCTTGTATTTTATGTGGCTCTAGTAGCCCTACAGGAGTAGCGAGTTGCGGCATTACTCCCGGTGCAGTTACCCCCACAAACACAAACGTTCCCTCTACATTCATTTCTTGTAGCGTTGTCTGTGGTGTGTCTACCCAACTGATCCACTTACGCCCTAAAGAATCTACAGGGATCGGTGGTAGCCCTTGTACCCGTATCTCTTCTATACCATTATCGTTTGTTTTAATTATATAGGTACTGGAGTCTAACAAGACCTTGAGTACTTCCGTACCGTAGGCAGAAACCCAACCATCAGGTGTTCTCATTAGTAGGGGTAAGCGCCTGACTAAATTATCTACATCCGTTTGCGCTACTGCGATACCAGAGTTGGAATGCTCAGACAGTATTGGAATGTTATTAAGCACGCCTTGTACTTTAAACCCTCCAATATCATCACCCATTATTACAGTGCCTGTAGTCTTGGGGTACTGGTTGTTGCTAGTTTCAAATAGGGGCAGTACAGAGGGCGCGTAACTAAGAGCCGCAGCAAATTCCTCATCGCCTCCTAATCTATCTGCATGTGGGAAACTAATCACCCATCCCACACCAATAGCTCCCGCAGTAAGTAACTCAATCTGTATTTCTGCTAATCGTTTTCGAGGTAAAGGATAACCTCCTTCTTTATCTATATCTTCTTCGGTTATATTTAAGATTGTAAAGTTACCAGAGGGTTCTGGCTGAGTAACTAAAGCATCAAAGGTTTTAAGCTTAAGAACTTCTAAAGGTTCTACTTCAAAGGTAACAGGAATAAAAAACAGCACCAGCAATATGGCTATTTTTAAAATAATTAACTTCCTTGTTTAATATTAATAGTAGAAGAAGTTCCACCATTTGTAGAGATTTGATTTACCTTTCCTTCTTGGTCAATGCGTATGCTATAGGAGCCATCTTTAGGTACTTTTATTTGTAACGCATCTTCTATCTTACGTAGGAATGTTAAGTTAACCGTTGTAGAAAAGGTACTTATCTGTGTATCTTTATCATAGCCTACGGTAGTACCTGTAACCCCGTCAGAGGACAGTGCCTTATCTGCTTTAGACAACTCATCTACATCCTGTAGTACGTCTAAAAGATCTTCAAGAAAATTACCGGCAAGATAGTCTATATCTAGTTCTTGGTATTCTAAAGAATCTTCAGCTAAAGCATCCTGATCTAGATCTTCAAACTCTAAGAAGTCTACATCAAGCACGTTATCAACAGCCGTTGTAGACTCTGTTTCTACAAGCTCTTTAGTTTCGGGAGGGTTGACAATCAACATATTGTCGATCATATCAAGTGTTAGGTTTAATATTACTGAGGGAGTAGGTGGGGTTTCAAAGTTGTACACAGTAGTAGCCTCATAGGGCTTAGTAAGAACTACATTTCCAAGAGCAGTCGAGACTTCAATTTCACCAGAGCTATTACCAAACTCGTCAGGCAATAAAATTATAAGGGCTTCTCCGGTTTCTGAAACAGTTATTGTAAAGTCAGTTCCTCTAATTGCTATAGACGCGGAGTGTGTGCGAATCTTAATATTGTCTTTAGAAATTCTTCCTTTTGTACCCGTTATAAATCTTCCAGTACCTTTAAGAAAGTTTAATGCAAGCTCTCCCTTATTAGGATCAGTATCAAAGATAAAACTATCTACCGTTACGTTACTGTGTTCTGTAAGACGTATAACACTATCGTCCCTAAAGGTAATACCCATCCTGCCGTTAGCAGTCTCTAATGTGTCCATAGAGTTTATAGAGAAAGCAAGCTCGCTTTCGTAGGGCTTATCTCTTACTACTCTGGTGTTTCCTCTTAGCTCTGTAATATTTCCAACGTCAACACTAGCATCCAACTGCTGTGCCTTGATCGTTTTGGTTGATACAAATAGTACCGTTATCACCAGTAGAGGTAACAGTAAGCCAATCGCTAGCCAACGTAGAAGCTTGGTCAACTTCAAAGCTTCTAGAGTCTCCTGCATGTGTAAGGCTAAAGTAACCTTCTGCATATCCGTCTCCATCATAATTAACAGTGTTACTATCGCCATCTATATCCATAAAGTTCGTTGCTGAATCTATATCAATATCTGCGTTAATAGTATTCAATGAACCTTGAACGGTCCAGTCGAGGTCTGTATTGCCGGATAGTGCTGCAGTAGCAAGATCAAGAGTAAAGGTATTACTGTCTCCTGTAACCGCTACATTAAGGTCTGAGTTATCTGCGCCAAATGTATTGGTGGGGTCTACTGTGCTTGTAAAAGAATTACTATCTCCATCAAAGTTAAAGTAGGCTGTCATAGAGTCCGCGTACATTTCACCTAAGAATTTATTCAGATTTCCTACCTGATTAATATCCAGCGTCATAGATGTACCGTTAAGATCAAGCGAAGTCATTGTTCCCGCCGTAGCCTGCAAGCCACCAATAAGGTTTCCGCTTCCAAGTTGTTCGAGATCTATGTTAGCTGTAGAGCCTATTTGATCTATATAAATTTCATTGTCTGCTGCTAAAGATAAGCCAGTGAACAATACCAATAACAAACCGATTACTTTCTTCATGTCTTCCAATACCCCCGAATAAATCCTACTCTAATAATTTCTAATACGCCTTCTTCTATTGCTTTCTGTAAAGCTATAGAGGTGCTTTCATTCTCAGCAACGCCTCCTTCTATTTCAATAAGTCTTGTTTCTTGTTCTATAAACCTAAAAATATCTTGCGATATACTTGCTGAAGTAATGCTCTTTGATACCAGTACCTCTATTAAGACTTCCCCTGTAGATACAGATATTAATCTTAATGTAATAGTAATAGAATCTTCTCGGTACTCTTTGCTTGTACCAATACCAAGATAGCGCGCACCAGCACCGCCTGATCGTATGTTAGTATCGTAGCTTAGTACACCGCCTTGTATGAGTAACCCTGCTAGTAACAATGGTTTTACAGCACTGTCCTCGTCAAAGGTTTCTCTTGTAGAGCGTATTAACTGGCGTTCTTTTGTTAGGCTATCCAGCCCTACCCGCTCTACTACTTGAAAGAACTCGCCGTTTGCAGCGTGCTTTAAAGCCCTAATAAGAAAAGCTTCAGGAGCCTGTGTAATGGCTGTGCTAAATAATGCAAATGCTCCGTTGCTCTTACGTTGGCCTGTCTGATCTTTAAAGCTATTGGGGTAAATAGCAACTATAGGTTTTCGTTTTGCTGGAACTACTTGTCTAAGCTCTTCTGATTGTAGCTCTAATATTGTAGACTTTTTAAGAACTACGTCGGGTATACCCCTACTTTTAATAAGCTCATCATAATTGAACGCACAGCTAGAAAGTAAAGTTACCAATAGGAACAGTAATGTTAGTCGTGCCCCCAGACCCATCTGTAATTGTGAGCGTAATTGTTTCTTCTTCAACAACATATTCAATTGTATTACCCTCTAAGGTTAAGCTACCTGCTTGTTGGGGTGTTTCTCCAAACAACTGATCTACTAGTTGCCTACTAAGCTGTGCGTATATTCTGCTTTCGAGATTTCTAATAAATCTTGCAAGCGTTGTGTTCTCTGCTTCTCTAACTAATTCATCTGTATATGCATCTATCTCTTCTTTAATGGCGGCTCTTCTTGTAGCTTCCTGATTCTCTATCGTAAGATAATGAGAAGAAGAATTGATGCCAGAAAAACTAGGGCTTTTAAATTTATACAGTAATTCATTTGCTTGAGCGGATATACTAAAGAAAAAAAACAGCGCCGTTAATATTAAATTAGCTAATACAAATTGAGAGTTTCTTTTTTTCTTTAACATTATTTACTTTTGTTTCTGTATAAGCGAGTTTTATTTGCTATCTTTTTTGGTTGCTTACTAACCGCCTTACCTTTTTTAGTATCTTCTCTTTTTTTCCTAGTAGTAGCAGCATAGTCCTTTGAAGATAGCGCCTTTATAGCGGCACTTGGCAAATATCTTTCGCCTGTTTTTGCTGAAGGCTTGCCGCTTTTAGTGCGCCATTTTTGATTAGTCCAAGCCTTCAAAGATTTTTGAGATTTTTTAAGAACCATTATTTTTTGCCTTTTGCTTTTTTCTTGGCTTTCTCTGACAAGTTCTTCAAATGAAATAACTTTACACTTGTTTTAGTGTGCGATTTATTAGTATGAAGAGTACCATCCGCCATCTTATGACTAGAGCCTGTATGCTCTGTACCATCTCTTTTATAATGTTTAACGCCTTTCATTTGTAACCTCCACCTTTAGCTTTATATTCTTTAGCAAGCATCTGAGCTTTTCTAGCTGACCACTGGCCTGCTTTGCCACCCTTAGTTCCTGCTTTAATTTTATTAAACAATCTTTTTCTCATTGTAGGCTTTGTGTAATTTCCAGCTTCGTTTACTTTAGATTTTGTTTTCTTTTTAGGCATTTAGCCCTCCCAACTTTCTAAAATTTTATTTATCTTTCTCATTGTTATCTGTTTTATTATCATACTTTAGTTTTAAAACAGTGTTTATTTTTATTTGTAATCGTATCATGTCTTGGTCTAACAACCGCAGTTGATCTGTAAGTCTTATAATAGTTGTCTTCATTTCCTGTACAGCAGGATCAATTTTAGTAGTAATTGTTTGCCACACAAAGTAGACAAAATAACCAAGTCCCATTACCATTACTACAGGAAAACCAAACTCCGAAACTACTTGTACAAGATCCATTAGTCTCGCCTTGCGTCTATCTTGCCGTCTTCAACAAAGTTTTCTGCTCTAGCAATTCTGTCAAGATCAGGAGAAAGATTCAGTGCGCTTGACACGCTGGTATCAATACGAATTATATCGTTATTCATAGTAGAAGCTCTAGTAATAAGCATCTTTGAAATAGATTGAACAGTTTCTATTTCACTTACCAAACCATTCATTAGTTGTTTCATAACCAGAAATATAAAGTAAGCCATAATAAGACCTCCCGCTACGGGAAGCCCTAGCTCACCTATTAAGCGAGCAATCTCTTGCATTAATTTTCTTTGCTGTCAGAGTTACTAGCACCAAAGTAAAAGGATATAATCGCACTAGCTAGTCCACCTAGATAACCAAGAACAAGGTTAATCAGCGCCTCGCTGTTTTGCTCTGGAGGCTGTAGAGTTACTAAGAATATATAGCCCATAAAGCCTCCAACAACAGTGACACCTATTACACGCGCAGTCCAGTCTTTAGAAAACCTACCTCTTGCGTCTTGTATATCAGCCGTTTCAAGAGCATACAAATCTACATCAAGCTCTTTCATCTTAACATCAAACTCTGCGTCAATCTTTTTAAGCTCTGCAAGTTGTTCTGGTGTAGCTGCTTGAATAGCCTGTTCTATTTTTTTAGGTTCAGGATCACAACCTAATGCTTCTGCTATCATATTAGCGGCCATGCCGCCCATTGGACCCCCTAGTGCAGTACCGATTGTTGGGGCTACCGCGCCAAGTATTCCTTTAACACCTTTAAATAAATTAAATTTCATAGTGATTCTCTTTTTCCTTTAGTTCTTCAGGGGTAAAGCGTATGTTACTTTGTAGTATTGTATCTATATGTTCTAAAGCTATTTCTAAAGCCATTTCTGGTAAGCCTATTAAATAAGCCTTTAGTATTTCTTCATAAACTATTTGGAACTCGTCGCGTTTTAACCAAGGCAAGTCCTGTCTAGAGCGCATCTTACAATCAATACGATACCCTCTATCTAAATCTTCTTCATAGTATCCGTGTAACGCAAAATAAATATCTTCAGAGGATTCGTTATCCACGTTGACTTCTTTTGTAAAGTACATTAACTAAGCCGCCTTGATTAACGTTAGCGCGGTTAAACTGTGGTGCGTTTGCTAAAGGTTCTACAGTGTCTGACGATGGAGGTACTCCGTCCTGAGTGCTCGGTAGCATTGCTACAGGCTCTGCTTCTTCTGCTAGGCGCTTTGCTTCTGCTAGGCGCTTTGCTTCTGCTGCTTTACGCTCGGCTTCTGCTGTTTTACGCTGGGCTTCAATCCGAGCAAGCTCTTCTTTTTGTGTCTCTGTAAGCTCGGCATAGGCTTTACCGTCAACGGTTCTTGCTAATGTTAATCCCATTGCGTGAGCTTCTTTTACATTCTTAATATAGCCTGCTGCAAATGCCGTTTGAGCTGCTCTATTGTCCATGCCTTCTGTGTTGTATCCCGCATCTTTTCTACGTGAGTTCTTAATAAATTTTCGTCTCTCTTCTGGCGTATCACCCAGATTGTCAAAAATATCATTCCAAGCTGATGCAGCTTTGCTCGCACCTACGTTGTAAGATACGTCCTGTAGCACGGTTTGCTGCGATGTAGTCAGTTCATCCCAAGACGTATTCCTAGCCTTAAGCTTATCGTCCCAACCGAGCCGTCGAGCTTCTGCTAGATTATTCCGAATATCCGTACGCATAATAGTACGTACGTCTTCCTCATCAAGGTATATCTCCCCATCATCGGAAGTGAACGGAATACCGTGGATTTCCCCCGACGCCCATTCGTCTGCAGTAATCTTATGCCCGTATCCGATGTCATATGTTATTTTGCCGCTAGCTTTGTCTTTAGCGTCTTTAGAGACTGCAGGGGAATACCCTAAGTTCTTAGTAAAGCCGTGCTTCCCTTCGGCCACATAAAGCATTGCTGCGTGTTGTTCTATTGCGCTGTCAAGTGCCGCTTCTACGGCGTCAGTGGGGCTAAGTAGACCTCCTTCGTTAAAACCAAGCCTAAGGTCTTCAAGGGACACGACACCACGTTCTTCCTCGTCCCGCATAATTACGCCAGCCTGTTCGTCGTAAGGGACTCCTGTCATTTTATCAATTCTTTCATCAGGCTCTACAGAAGCATTGGGCAC